ATATTGGTAACACCTATTGAACTTTCAACACTACCCGCGTCTTTTTCAACTTCCCAATACCAAACACCCGACATCATGCCGAGCGTCCCCATAACGAAAGTGTAGGTAGCAGAACCGGAAACATAATTTAAGTTGCCGTTGCTGAATGTACCGGCATCATAAATATCTGAATTAGGATCGAAAGTATTGTAGTTGCCATATTCTAAACTATCTCCCCCATTAGTCGGGCTGTCGTTGGTTGCTGTGATGGTGCCGGTCTTAGTAAAACTTGCACTATTCCCTGATGTATCAGTACCTGCTGAAATATTTGTACCACCCTCAAGTAGAAATCCTTTGGCCCCAAATGTTGCGCCCGTTGTGTCTATAACTTGGGCATAACCATCATTAGAAGTTTCAACATATTGACGATCAGCATTTGTCACGCCGTCATAATATGCAATGCCAGAAAGATTGACATTGTTAGCCTCGTAACTGCTACCGAAATGACGGTTAATAAAGTGGGAGTAAGTAGCATCACCCCAACGCATCTCAAGATTTTGTGCCGGGGCGGTTGTAAATGTAACAGTTTGCAGCACATCATTGTGCCAAACTATAACACGATTAGCCTCTACTGCTTGCGTAGTGTCGATGCGAACTTTCCAATGCCCATGAGAAGCTGCATCACGGTACTTCGCATTGGTAACTGTAATGGACATTGTGGCAGAAGCAGCCTCAATCTGCCTGATAAGCATATTACGACTACCGATGTCGCCAATACTAAAGCGTTCATTTCCAGTACCATCACCGGCAAAGAACACGCTGTTGGATGACCCTAGTTGATAGTCCTTACCCCACCATTCAAACTCCATCGTAGTTAAGCTATCAGCATCATCACCAATATTATATGTAAGGTATGCAGCATCATTAAACTCAGCAGAGCCTTCGATGACATAACCAGCGTCACCTGCTGCTGCTAAGCCCCGAATATCCTGTCCCGGGCGAACCCCTGGTAAGAAGCGATCAGTCAATAAGGCAGGATGAAACGAGTCCCCTGGCCGTTTTAACGCCGAGGCCTTAGAACTAACGGGGCCAGGTTGTCTCCAAACCATTAACTAGCAAACCTATTCACGAAGCCGAATACATTAACTGTACCAACTGCCGTAGCATATGCGCTAAGTACCTTCGCGTTCCTTCCGACCAGCCCTGGGATCATAAGAACAAGACCTTTCTTATCATCACCAGTTATGGTATGCGTAAATCGGCTACCAGTAGCGGTAGTCACACCAAAGTCAAAACTAAGCTCAAGCGCCGTAGTCACGCTAGACCAAGCATAGACCCACATTTCGTCGATGCTATTCGCGGCTCCAGTTACAGAAGTATGAATAACAGTTCCTTGTGAAGGATTAAGGCCTGTTACGATGATACCTTCACCGTCAGTAGAACCAGATAATATAATTTTACTATAAGTACCCATTACATAAACATCCTCACTTGTACTATTAAGTTATTGAAATTAGTATTAACTGTGCTAAGAGAAATATTAGGATCTTCATACCAATACGTCTCTCCTATAACAAGATCTAATTGATAACGGAGTCTTTCTAGTTCCCCAGCTAAGTGTGTGGCTCTTGAAGTGGCGTCCGCAGGAAAGGGATCAGTCTGTACCCGCATCTCCGCATCATCAGTCGAATAGTCATCCATCTGATTAGGCACGTGATTGTTAATATGATTCTGGTGGTCGGTATTATAGATACTAGCAGTAAGCGTAGTACCAGACGACCGCGTAGTGTGACTATAAAGACCTGCCATTACCTATTCACCTTATATCCAGTTATTTCTCTACCCACCCAATGTTCCCAGAGAACATCCCCGTGGCCCGAAGATTCCTTTTCTGCAAACTCTTCCATATCTAGTCCATAGATCATTTCAAGTTCCTCCCCAGTTAGGGTATTCGCACACCTTTTACACATATGAGTAACATGGGCAGAGGGGATACCATCTTGGATAAACTCTATAGTTATCTCGGCATAGGTAGGCAGCTCTAATAAACGTACCGTTTGATAAATCATAGTTCTATCTTTAAGAACAGTCTTTACCTCATTCCCATAGGGGACCATTCCTTTAATCTTATCCCCACATTTAGGACAGTAGATAGCTTCGGGGAGGCCCGGGGGGTTTTCATCAATAGATACAGGCTTTTTAAACCTTTTTACTAGATGTTCCTTCTTAGCTTGTCTAGCCCGTTTTAATGCACGTTTCCTACTCATGACCCTGGCTCCTCTCCTGCCGGTCGGAAATAAAGAAGAAACTTGGCAACCGAGTAGTCCTGGGCATCTCCACTATTATATCCCTCAAAGGAGATGCGAGTACCAGATCCATTCATTGACTTCTTCTTATTTAATATCTGAAAACCACCTAATGCATCTGTATCAAATGTAAAGGAACCTAACGCAGCCCCAGAGGCTCCCATATTAAACTGGAGGGTTTCACTAGTATCTCCATCTATGATAACATCTACGGAAAGGTTCCAGTTCCCTTTTGGCTCCACTACTAACTCTAAGAAATCAAAGTTCTTTCTCTTAGCTGATAGGCTGGGATCAATATTACCTAAGTCCAGGTGAGGAGTCTGAAATCGACCTTCATAGCCCACTCCGTCAAAACTTCTTGCTTCCGTATCCAAGTCCCATACCTGTCCGCTATCGTCCCCGGAGGTAAGGCGAGGAATACCATCACTATCCTCTTTCAACCAAAGGGATACCGGGGTGTCCCTGGCGCTAACCCTAAACCGGGGAAGCTGCGGGTTAGATATATCAATAACCGTTCTATGGGATGGGACACTAGCTCCGGTCCCCGCCATAGCGAAATGAGCTTCCCGCTTAGCAGTATAAAATACACTCTGAACTTGGCTTAACTTAGCCAGGTTAAAGTTCTCTCTTATAAAGGGATTCATATCGCTTACATCGGACAACGAGAAAGTCCCCAAATTACCGAACTCCCGAACGTCAGATATTCTATGAAACGCCCCGGTTGCGTCTAGGAAGATAATATCATCATCCACTATACAGGCACCCATTGGGCTTATCCCACCAATCGAGTTGGATAGACGAGAGATCTTCCAATTGGCAATCGTAGGATCAGTAGTATCCACAACATAGATACCGCGAGGCTTCTTCCAGCAGACTATGACTCCCTTGAAGGACAAAGCTCCAACGATACCCTGCCCCTCGCCAGGATAAATAGAAAGACTCTTCTCGTCTGAGAAGTCCTCATGATTGGTAGTCTTGGGATAGTACAACCTGTGGGGGTCATTTGAGTTTCCACCCCCCCAAACACGACCTTCGTGGTTAAACCCGAAAGTTGGATAATTAGAACTCCAGTCGGCGGGAGGGGTAGCTATATCTCCCGTAGTAGCTCCATCCGCATCCAGCACCTGTACTTGGTTAGACCCGGTGAAGATGAATAACTTCCTATCGTTAGCGGCAGCCTCTTTGCCTCCTTCAACAAAGACAGGTATATTGGTGACACTTATAGATAAACCAGTCTTCAGTTCGGTTCCATACGATCCATCACCTGCATCCTTATATATCTTACCATTAGTGGCTACAATAATGGATCTCTGCGTAGCCCCGTTGTGGTTCCAATCCCAACCTCCCATTATATTAGGAGTACCGGAAATAGCAGAAGCATTGAACTTAGAAGCTCCTCCCTCTTTCCGCATAGTTACAGATTCATAAGTTATATTATTAGCTTGTAATAGCTGGGTAGGCTGAATTGTCGCTTGGTTCTTAGTCCCGGTTAACCCCGAGACTCCAACTACAACTTCTGCTATCTGACCGCTATATGCCATTAGCCAATAATCAACCCCGCTTCAGTACGAATAGGTCCTTGCCAACGAGTAAAGTCAGCAGGACGAGTTATAATCTGTGCGAAGACCTCTCCACCGAAACGGTTCATTCTCCGCCTATGTTCCTTAGCCATAGATACCACACCATTCTGAGCCAGCTTCATAGCTTCCCCAGCTCGGGTATCATGCTTATCGAATAGGAGAAATGCAAGAACATAATCCGCAAGCGTCTTTCTATATTCCCGAGGAATCAGGGGCTCCGTGCTGTCGTCCGCAAGATCAGAGGGTTCATACATATACTCATAGTCAACCTTCATAAGGTCTGTACTTTCCGTACCTCCTCCATGGGAGAACCGAACCTTCTGCTGTCCAATCATAGAGAACTGGTGAGGTACTCCTGTAAACAGGTTATTTAGTGGCCAGCGGCGCTTAAGTTTCTCTAAGTCCACACCCTCAATTTGTCGTTCACCATCCTGGTAAGCGCACATAGGGCCGGTTACATACAATACGTCGCTGGCTAGTGTATAATCGAATAGGATTGACTTAAAAGCAGCTGTTCCATCGGTAGTACCTGTATAGACACTTTCCAAAGTAGCCCCAGTCTCTCCTGCTGTATGTGCGGTAACAACGAAGATATCAGCATGATCGGTTACCTTGAAGTGGCGTCCAACCTGACTTGCAGTGGGGCCAGTGGAGAAGGTAATAGAGGCACTATTGTTCGTCACCGAAACAGTCCCGGTGGACAGCACAGGTAGGAGGGTAAGAACCCCTTGGCCATCTTTCCGAAGCCACCACCAAACCTCATCTACCTCAGGAACAAGCTCACCGCCCCCCTTCCAGATAGCCTGATAGCCCCGGTTTAGGTAGCGGATAGCTGCGGTGTTGAAATCGGAAGAGCCATCTATAGGCTCCCCTGCCCGATCAAGAGCATCATCTAGTAAATCCGCAGAGGTGGTATAGTTAGCCATAAGGCTCTCCTAGCCGACGTTAGTATATGTCTGAACGTGAACTACTAATCCATCTGCGGCTGTTGGGGCAGATGTTACGGTGCTAGCCCGGGAGTGGATAAATTGAGGATGTTCCGCTACATCGTAGTTTAGACCGGCGATAGCACTGGTAATTGTCAGAGCCACTCCGGTTACACTATTCAGTACAGTGAATGGACCAGTAACTGCGGGGCCACCTAATAGAGCAACTGCGCTAGTTCCACCAGTCGGACCAGAGATCATTGCAGTCATACGGTCGTAGTTGCCAAGAGATAGGATATTACTATCTCCAATAACCGCCGCTGCAGTAGTAGTAAAGGTCCACTTAACCTCAGCCACTCCCCGGGAGATATGAACAATAGGTGATGTTGACATTAAACTTCCTTCCTAACTAGGCCAGGGGCTGCGGCCTCGACCTGTGGTCTACTAATATAGTGACCCATAACTTCCCGCAGATGGTTAAGGTCAGGTTTACCTGATTGATTCCAATGACTTACTTCGTTATGATCCAGGGTGAAGATAGCATCCTCTAAGGTAAGGGCATCCATACTTTCACCGGCGGATTCTTCTTCCGGCGTCTCAGCAGACGTTTCTTCAACGAGTGCTGGTTCATCCTCAGTTTTTACTATTTCGGTAATTTCTTCGACTTCCGGTTCAGGGGTGATCGGTTCACGGTCAACAGGGGCAACTCGGTCCCAATCTGGTTGTAGCCCCAACCTCTCCAAGTAGGAAGCGTCCGTTTGCCGTACCTGCTTCTTTACCCAGTCTGGAACATCTTCTAGGGGGATAGCAGATCCACCTTCGTCAAAATAGAACCGTCCATCCTGAACTGATATAGGACTCTCACCTTCTGCACTAAATCGCTTATATGGGCGACTAGCAGTAAGGATCATCTGATCCGTTCTTGGGTCGTGAACCATAGTATGTACGTGGTAAATGTCAAGGGCCATTATAAAATCTCCTCTCGGTTTGCTACTGCAAAACCTTGTTTCTCCTTAGCCTTCTTTTCTGCCATTTCCCGAATACGATGGAACCCATAAGGTTCACGGGACATAACTCCGTTGGGGTGTTGTTTAACTCGGTTAGCATAAAGAAGGGTACTTGTCTGTGGAATCTTATGAGTAAACCCAAAGTATCTACCCATACCCAGAAGATAGCAAAGTGCCTGGCCACCTTCCTCTGAGTTATTGCCTCCAGGATAATAGAAGTCCGCTCCATATACACTTATTTCCTTTACCCCTATATGGATCGCATACGCGAGCATATATGATATAGTATTTACTGTAAATACATCATCTTGGATAGTAGCCATAACTTCCTGTAGGGGATAAGGAATAGCCATAGGGTAGTCACTATATGAGGTGGAACAAAAGATGGGTTTATCATGTGCCTTTAGGAAATTAGCATAGTATGGGTCCTTCTGCTCTATCCAGGAAAAGTCGTCCATACAGAATAGTTTATCGTGTTCGATACCCTTAACTCCTCGATTGCACGCCCAGACTTCATCGAAGGGCTTCTTCATAGCGCCAGGACTCATAACTTCACGATAAAAGGCATCCATAGAACGCCCGAGAGCTACAATAGCAACGCGCTCAGGTCGAGTCATTAGAGGTTCGGGATCATAGTCGGCGCGTACGCCAGTGATCCCGTTAGTTTCAACTTTTTGCTTTTTAGGGGGTTTCTTCTTAGCGGTCATTATAGTTCTCCGGTTCTTGTGAGAAAAGAAGGGGGGAGGTCCCCCCTATTGTTTTACCAACCTACTGCTTCAACATACATAACAGGCGTAAGTCCAAGAACTAAGGATGGTTTGAATGTAGTCGGTAGTTCTGCAAATCCAGTAGCAATTGCCGCAGAAGTTGCGGGTTGCTGGTAACCTCGCAAGGAATGGTTATCCAGATCATAAGACCACAAGAAATTATTTGCAGGAGGCTGCCCAGTAGTCATAGGTGCTTGTACAATAATAACGTAGTCAATATTACGAGTCATGCCCATAGTCGTAGGTAAAGGAATCCCACCACTTGAGGGGTATGTAAGATCTTGCGTTGCGGACATAGCGAGCTTAACGCGGTTCCGCTTATGTTTACCTTCAATAACGCGGCTTTCAACCGTTTCAGTAAAGGCTGTTGCAGTAAGTGCTGCCATAATTAATCTCCTTAACCGGAGCGTTCATCCTCCACCCGTAGGTATACAAGGGATTACTGAACGCCGCCCCGGTTGGTTTTAAGTTAAGATGCAGCTTGCATCCCAGTTACGTTCTCAGCTTCTTCCCAACGTGGTTCTACATAGAGAATCACTTTAGCATTTGAAGCCGCCGCGCCTAATGTCGTTACCCGTACGTCAACATGACGACCAGGAACAATTTCGACATAGTAGGTTGGAGTGTAGTACAAAGACCGATGGGCCTTAATCTCAGTAGGCCATAAGATCTTGAACATATTGGTAGGAGTACCAGCGGTAGAGATATCGGCGTCAAAATTAACACTAACATCATCTGCCAAAGCAGCTGTTACCAAGGGGATAACTGCCGCCCCACGAATAATGTGGGGTACATAACCAGGTGCATAAACCCCAGCAGCCACGGTTGCCCCTGGCTGATTAAAGTCAATGCCGTTAAAGCCAGCCGCAGGTGCCGAACTAGGCGTAGCAGGTTGAACTTCAACTTCGTACTTAGAGTGTGTATAGGCCATTTTTTAAGTCTCCTTAAAATTCATCCGCCCAAGGATGCCAGATTAACTGGAGGTTACGTGTACGACCCGCGCTTCACCAGCGTTTGCCGTATCCCAAATAAGTCCGAACTCAAGAATACCGTACCATGCTACAGCCTTGGAGCGACCGAAGTCACCTGGCATAGCGGCACGAAGTTCAGGAGTTGCGACCTCAGCCATAGCAACGCCATCAGCACCGAATACAACGCCTTCACCGAGAACCGAGCCAGTTCCGACTTTCGCCAGAGCATTAGCATGGTTAGTTTCGATGTGACGGATATTCTCGATACGACCGATTTCGTTGTTAAACTTAGCCTGAGGATCAGTGTATTTATGCCACTCCTCCCAAGCTGGATCGCGTTTGATACCACGAAGGCCGAGAGTCCGGAAGATGGCTACATAGTCATCGTTACCGAGTGTCGGAACGTGGAGTGTATCAAACATATAGTCTCGAACTTCCTCAATATGGAACACATTCCAGTTGGCTGTAGCCGAAGTAGAAGCGGTACCATCTGTATCGAAGGTACCAGCAGCAAGGCCGGTTGGGATGTATTTGACTTTAGCCGTCTTAAACGCAGTCGCAGCTTTCGTATCCATAACAAGACGCATTTGATCGCGCAAACGCCGCTGGATACTATTCTGCAAGTTCAAGAAGGAAAGGTCTTCTGCAAGTGAGGTATAAGGAACTGCCCGACCAATCTCAACAACCGTAATTGCGGTAGTGCTGATTGAGTGGGAATCTTCCGGAATACGTTCACCTTCAGTGAGAGAAGCCGAGGTAGGTTCGGAAATACTGGAAATCCGAGTGAGGGTCACATTTTCACCTTTTCCCTTCCCGAAGGATGGAATAGGCTGGATATGATCCATAAAGACGCTATTTTCGAGTGCTTTCCAATACAACTCACGAGAGAGCGCGTGTTGCTTGAACGTACCCGAAGGAGCGTCGAACTGCCATTGAAATTGAGCCATTTCGTTCTCCTAACTGGCTTTTTCGCGTTGCTTCCTGCGCTCATTAAGAGCATCGGAAAGTGAGATAGGTATATTGTTGGAGTTATCTTCTTGCTGTCGGTCTTGTTCTTGCGAGCCAGTATCAGAGTTGTCTCCACCGGTAAGGGATGGTAAATCGTTTTGTTCCTTGCTGCCGCCGTATTGGTTAGCTATTCGGAGAATCTCTCCTTTTGTTATTCGTGCTAACTCTTTCGAGGCATCGGCACTATTCCTGCTAGATAAGGTATCCCAATTTGCGGATAGCATTAGTTTAACAAGAGTATCTTCGTTTTTAAGTTCCTTGTTATCTCGATAGAAGGAGTCCCAAAATTGGTCCTTGCTTTCTGCGTCTTTACGTTCCCGCTGAACCTCAGACCGGACCTCCGCAAGTATATCTTTTTTATACTGAGTAAGAGTCCCATCAGGGTCTTGGTAGAACCCTTCAAGAAAGGCGTTGGGGTCTTGCTCCTCTTGGTAATCTTGATCCTCTTGTTGACGAGACAGTTGTGTTTCGTATTGGGCTAGAGCTTCATCGCGTCCAGCCTTTTCGGCCATATGTGCATCATATTGGGCTTGAGGCACCTTGAATACCTGTCCCCCGATTTCGAGGTCAACCAACTGGTTCTGGTCACCGCCACTATCGGTCTCATTCCGATCACCCGTGTTTAGATCAAAAGCATCTCGTTCTTGCTGTTCCCGTTCTTCCTGAGTAATCTTATGTGCGGGGTCGTTAGGAATATTGAAATTAAAATCAGCCATTATTTGTTCGCCTTTCTTATCATAGCATTTTGTCTTAGTTGTCTTTTAACCTTCTTAGCGGGGGGCTTTAACATCCCAGCTAGTTTTTTAGCGTCAGGTCCACTCATACTAGCAGTGACAACCCTATCCACTTCATTATTTTGTCGTAAGGCTCTAGTAGCTTTTTTATCTACCTTACCGTCTGGTCCTATTACTCTTACATCAGCCATTGTTTGCTACCTTCTCTTGCTCGACAATACCTTGTCGAATTGTTATCTCCATATCTTCGAGAATTTTCCGAAGTCCTGATATTTCGCCAATACTACCTCTTAGGAAGTCATTTGTCAATTCTCCCGACCTATGGAGGGAAATTAGTCGGTTTAGGATTATATTCTCTTGGTCTATTACTATATCTTGTACTTCTGAACGAACTACTTGCGTAACGCGTCCTTGGTGGATGGTCTGTTCTTGTTTATTGTCCATAGTATTCTCCTATTTATTATCGCTTCGAAAAATTAAACACAGCCCATCTTTTTGAATAGGCCCCCGTACAAATTCACAGGCAGCGGGGTTGATAAAGTAGTTACAGTTGACACACAAGTTAGGTGCCTTCCCATCTTGATACTTAACTTCGGGCTTAGGAAACTTATCCTCACTATCTTTTACTACTGCTACCATACCTAGTATCCAACGTCCTTAGGGCCGCCTAGTACTCCTGTCATTTTCTTAATAGACTCATTAAGTTTCTTTTCATGAATAATCCTTACTTTCTTCTGACTAGGATTTAGTTTAAACCATTTCTCATCCAGATCTATCCCCAGATCCTTTGCTTGGTCGTCTAGCTTAGCAATCTTATGGGCTATTTTAGAGGCCCCCTGTTCCGATGGGGATTTAAAGTTTTTCTTAAACGCCACATCCTCGGCCAAGGAAGGATTAAGATCTTCTATCACTTTATATACTTGTTCCCTCTTTTTTACATAAATCCTATATAAGTCATCTACTTTCTTAGAGGCATGCTCCAACTGATCTGCGGGAATAGTACCATCAGACACTTTTGCTTTTAAGTTCGTTATAGCCTTACGCATATTTACCCACGCATCTGAAGTCTCCCTTAAACCATTTGTCATCGGTCGGAAAGACCTCTTGAAGGTGTTGGAATAGAAAGGGTATATCTTCGTCATTCCTGGTAATAAGTTACGGTGAATCTCCTGCCAAGCCTGCGCTCTATATGCTCTACTACCAGTGGCCAACTGCTGCTTAATTATCTCAGTTATACTACTAGGCATATGGAGTTCCGCAACAACACCTTTTGTCCAAGGGATAGCTTTGAAGTAGTCCTTCTCCGCCGTTGTTTTCTTTATCAGATAGTCCTTCGATTGCTTTAAAGATGTTCTAAGTGCATTAAGTCTAGTATCAGCAAATTTAACTTTTCTTATAATACCGTCTGCATGATGGAAAAGCTTAGTATTCAGAGGTTCAGTAGATACTAATCTTCGACCTATCTTATTTAAGAATATCTCAACTTCATGGTAATAACTCTGAGGAAGGGATACTATATCATTCTCCAACTTTAATCCGTTAGACTCTAACAATGCATATTTACTAGGAGAGAGATTAAGCACCCGTGACATCATATCATCTGGGATATCCACACGAAGCACATTAAACAGCTGCTCGTCACCTCCGAAACTTACAGCAGCGAGAGAGGGGTCTCGGGTTACGGAAGTCCCGGGAATATGTAACTCAGCACTGCGTCCTTCTCGGAACCCTTCCTTTAAGATACTCTTTACCCGGTCCATTTCCGTAGCTCCATGAAAAACAGGAGTATTCCTGGGTAGACCTCTGGTAGTATTTGGTAAGTCTCCCGGCAGAGATTTTCTGACCCCTCGAGAAACACGAGAGAGCGGAGCCATAAAAGGGACTAATCCAATACCCGCAAGGATTTTCTGAAGAGCCCCACCCTCCTTATCTGCTGTTAGATAGTCACGAAGGAGGGTTGCCCCGGATGCAATAGATACATCGGATAGGGTCTCTGCAAGTTTCTTATTATGACGAGGAGGAACCCCCTGCCTCTCAAGAAAGGCAGAGAATAAATCTTCTACTTTTCGAGGTCTACTACGAACCTCTGTATTAGGAAAGAAATCAGCCAAATTCTTTAATATCCCCCATCATAGACATACCTTGGGGCAGCCATAGGTTATTGGAATGCCCCTCTACATTTTGATGCCTCTCAACTGACATAGCCATAAGCTCTATCATTATATCAAAAGACTTTTCAAGGAACTCAAGACGTTTCTCTATATTACTCCTGGGTATCCTGTCCTTATTCTTATGATACCACACAGCGGTATCTATGAGCCGCCGCTCAAGAGGGAGGTGCGTCTCAGTGTTTATTTTCTCCAAGCGGTCGATTAATTCTTTAGTTACGTCTACCATTATTCTTCTTTCTAGTTATCAATAAGGATGAGGTCAGTATCTGGATCGAATACTCTGCCGCTCATTTTGTTCTTCATGTTATTACCCGGACCTCGAGGTTCACTGGCAATACCCTCTATGGTCCGGTAATAAGCAGTCATTGTCGTTCGTCTCTCACGAACAGCCCCGAACATGTTTCCCCGACTATGCCAGTTGGGGGCGTGATGCTAGGGGAACTTTCCTATAGACATTAGGTACTCTTTCCAGGCAGTTGGGTGATCAGGACTTTTTAGCCATCTGCCAGAAGGTGTCCTAGAAAATCCGTGCTGTTTTCCACTTTCAGGATCTAGCGCAAACATATCTTCCCCGAGTTCCTGGAAAGCGCCGCGATAGTCATATCCTGGATCGTCAAGATTAGGAGGTTCCCCGAAATCATCGCTAAAGCTTTTAAAGAACTCACTCTGTGTTACAAAAGATTGGAACGCAGCTTCATCTTGTTTCGATAATTTAGTTACGGAAAAGCTCTTCTTATGGTCCTTCTGCATTTGGCGAATTGCTTGGAGGTCCTGGGTATTCAACCTTTCCATAAATTCAGGAGGTATATTAAGGTCTGCCATGCTAGGTGCCTTGTACCCCTGCTAGTCCGGCTGTTGGGTTACTCACTGCGGCAATCTCCGCAGCTCCGGGATCTCCTCCAGTCCCAGGGCCACCAACACTTCCGGCTCCTGGTTGAGTGATGTTTTGGAAGGCAGGCAGTTCAGCGAGGTCCTGGGCTACCCGAGCCGCCTCTTCGGAATCCCTCTCAATGTTCTCTGGATTAATGTTGAGGGAGCGCATCATAGTGTTAAGGATACGATCTCCGCTGTACTTCTTAAAGAAGGCTTGGAGGAGTATCGGGTTGGCTGTCACCATCTGTAGGAGGGAAGCCATCTTTTGGAAATCTCTCACACGGGCGAGGACTGCGGATAGGCCGTGGACCTTAAATGAGCAGTCGTTGGCGAATACTGCGAAGCGATCAGCCTTGGACATTTGTGCTAAGCGGAAGGCTCCGTCAATGCCGATTGCGTTGATAATCCGCTGATTAGATACGTTGTCTACGAACTGGAGAATGGTAAGGAAGATTTTCCCCAGGAGGTGTGTGATATTAATCTCGATATCAGAGATAATAGCGTCGAGGGTTACTGCCTGAGACTGCTCCAGAGACGCGATCTCAGTAGCTCTTACTTCCTTGGCTGGTAGGGAGCCCATTTTAAGCTCACTACTTAGCGCGGCACTTGTGAACTCCCGAGTAGTTGCTTCAAACATCAACATAGCACCGGCAGGTACGTCACCTTCGGAGACGGTCTCGAGGACCTTGGCTCCAGGAGGTAGTGTTTGGTTCACCGCGATAGTATCACCCTGCGCAAACCCACCTTGGGCCTGTCGAGGATCAGACATAGCATCCACCCGCACCTGCTTAATACCCCAAACAGCGGCGATGCCCCCATCTAGCATGAGATTGTACAATTCGTTGAGGGCGAAGTTCAACTGGGTGGCATCATCATAGAGTGCTTTATGCCAAACGCTGAAAGGCACCCGAATAAGGGGAAATGCCACAAATGGACTTGTTTGGTGCCACAAAGGGTTCTTTGTAGGTCTAACTAGGACATATCTATCGTTGGCAATCACGCACCAGCAATTTTCATGGGCGATACTTCCATCTGGATTAAGGAGAGTCCCCCAAAACTCGGTGATTTGCACCCGTTTCCGGAAGGATGGAGTTTCATCTTGTTGCGGAGTTGCAACATTACGGCGTTTTTCATCTTCCGCCCGTACAAAGTCATCCTCAATCTCCTTAACGGCGGCTTTATCGTACGTTCCTTGCTCTGCCATACGTTGTGCGAAGGATAAATCTTGTTCTGTCTCATGTATCTCGAACATTCCCCGCCCAGTTGGGTCTTTGAAGTAGTCCTCTGGCCGAACTACGTCTACTCGGAGTTCCATTTCGTTCTTTACGCGACTTCGCAGCACCGTTTCGCCGGGGGTAAGCTGTCCCGTAGTAAAATCTACCTGAGTTTCCCCCGGGGCTGCCTCGAAAACACGTTTTTTGGAGGTATAAGTATGTACTTTGAGGATAGCAAGGGATTCGAGGGACCCAACCTTAATTGCGTCTGTGATAACGTGGGCCAAGCTCCCAACATCTATATCCGATTCATATAGGGAGTCGGTAAAACAGGTTATGAATTGCCGAATCTCATGGGAAGCAAGAGGGGATTGGCTACTTTCAGCGAGAACCGGCTCATACCACGCACCGAACTGAGTAAGAGCACGTTTAACAAAACCTGTAAATTGCTCAACCGCTGTTGGAACCTTTGGAAGGAACTCGCGGCTTTGCCCTTTTTTCTTGTGGCTCCAGTCTTGTATCCCGAGATAAGCTTCTCGGTTCTCCCGATTCCGCCGCATACGCCTCTTTTGGGCATGACGAGCAGAATCTCGGAATTCCTTAACCGCTTGTATCGTTGAAAGGCCGTCGCTATTCGGGGATAGGGGGCGATCCTCCCCCGGTATCGTCTTTGTCTGTTCGTCTGCCATATCCAGGTCCAGGTATTGTTACAGGTTCATAGGTGGGGTCCACAATGCAATAAGAGCAGATTCCGATAACTCTTGTGCCTCCAGGGGGAAGGTCGTCTCCGCACATCCTACATATATGAACATCTTGCATATCCATTCTATTATATATACGCGGGTGCGCGACTCTTTAATATAGGGTGCTAGGCGCGATCAGGTTCCGATCACCTCTTCCTTTCATAACTCATAGATGGGACCCGCACATTCGGGTGGGATTGTTCCGCCCTGATTGGTCGAACGGGCGCTTCTGCAAATACCCAGTACCCCATCGCGTCAGAAGTATGTGTCCGTTTCACATAAGGGTCCTTCCGGTTGAACGTCTTTTTAATGCCCCCCTTGCCATCAGATATAACCTGTTCAAAGTCCTCCGCGAGCTCGTTACACAAAGGATCTATCTCAATCATAATCTCACCGGTTTCCGTCTTGAAGTTCCGATTCATACTATTGATTCGATCTGGTATAGAGGGGTTCTTCTCCGGTACTTTGAGCCGCATAGGAGCAGGATAGTCCACCATGTTGTTGAGGATCAAGTTGTAGGAACTCATCTTCGTTTGATGGGAGCGGCTCTTGCCAGATGCGTCCCCGTATATGTGGACCTCCGCCAGATGCATTGGATGAACCTGCTTGAATAGATCACACATTTCTGCGATGTTGCCCTCTTCTAGGATAAGCTCCCGAAAGACCCGGAACAAGCCCCGTTCCCTTTGCCCAATAAGGCTGACCATTGGCTCCACGTTGAAATCCCAAGTCCAAGCCAGTGGCCTCCGCAACGCTATGTCTGGCTGCTCTCTTACATTAAGACGATAGTCAAAGCCGCTATAAATCCTAGCTCCAGAAAGGCCAGGAATAAGCTCACCTTGTAGACGAATTCTGCGCTGCACAGACCCAGACGGGTATATCGCTTCGAGTCTCTCGATTTCGGGGATAGGAATATACGTATTATCATAAATACTTGCACTAACGATGCCCACATTATCTAGGACTCCATTTTGCCAGGGCTTCACCTTCTCCGAGTATATCCACGTAACACCTCCTATTTGCCCTTCCGGTGGAAGTAACGTACAGGTAAAGAATATATTGAGCGGCCTTGCGCCAACGCGGATAACAGTTTCCTCGTAGATTCCCATCGGGGGCTCTTCGTCGAAATGCACCCAGTCTTTCTCCGTACCCTGGAACTTGAGCCTACCAGAGTCGGCGGACTTATAGCCGATGATGCTACCATTCTTCAACCTCAGAATCTGATCAGATACCCGCCATCCATTCTTCGCTATCTCTCTAGGAGGTATGAAAGGTTCATGGGTGCTCCCAGGTGGCATAAAGCCGTTATCAAAATACTTAGGCTGTACAATATCACGAGAACTAGGAAAGTCAAGAGATACAACCCAGCCAGAAGTGGCGCGATCACGGATAGATACGTCAGACCCTCGTGCCGTGTTCCATTTAACATCGTCCGACTGGTCTCCAAATCTTGCCAACGTAGCACCAGTGTAACAACCCGCATCAGACTTTCCACTCCGGTTAGCGCCCAGGTAATAATTCTCCTGAAAAGTCCTCGAAAGAACATTGTTGATAAACGTCCTCTGTTTGTCGAACGGAACGAACATGGTAAGCGGATCTCCCTCCGCCCGCCT